TGCCAGTCATAAAGATTGATGCCAAGGACGTTAGATGCGAATGCGGCTGGTTTAGCAAGGTCTTCCAGTATTTCTTCTTGACTGCGTTTTGGAGGCTTTGGCATTGGTGATGTTTAAGACCTCTTTTTGTTTTGAGCCACAATAATTTGGGTGGGTATATGCGTATTAAACGGGGGCTGGGGGGCTGGCAGGGGGCGTGGTGGTGTACTTGGCCAATGACTCTGCCCTTGGTTTGCGCGTCTTCATGCGCCTATGCCTAGTCTTCCCCAAAACTTTTGGCGTTGTAGTGGTAATGGTTTGCGTAGCATCTGTCGCACAATAGCTATTGTCTCGAATTGTATGCAATGTTTTGGGGGTAACATCTTTACAGTCAATTACTTGTGCTTTCTTTTTGCCTGCTATTCCTGCGAGAAGTTGCGCCAAGTTGCCCGATATTCCATGCGTAACATCTTGCGTAACATTCAGCCGCGCACTGGGTTGTGCGTAGCCGTGGGTTCTCTCCAAAATCCATGCACGCGCCTGCCATGACTTCTCCCCTGCTAGTTCCACGCTGCGAAGCAATCCCATCTCATGTTCACGCCTTGCCTTTTTTATGAGCCTACCAAAGTCTTGACGCTTTGTAACCCATCCTTGCGCCGTTCCTGGATTGATTCCGATATATTCCGCTGCACGTTCTAAAGTAAACCCCGCGCGGACCGCATCTATTATCTTTGCGCCTAGCTTTTCATCGTACTGCGTTGGCCTGCCGTTCTTCGCCTTATCGGTTGGCAGTTCTGTCGCGCTTGGAGCTGCGCCGTTTTCATCCATGCCCTATCTTACTATAAAATATCTTAAAATAAAGTTTGACATTATGCCAAGCCTTGGCAATACTGCCACTTGTCGAGGGAGAATCCGCTAGGAACTTCCGAGATAAAAAGAAAAGAAAGGAAACACAAATATGGAACTAGATATCTATGGACACGACACAAAAATCAAAATCAAAGAGATGATTGCGTTCACGGCAAAGCCAGAGTCCGATGAGCTTGGGAATATCCAACATTATTCAGTCAGCGGAAAGCTGATGAAGGTGGAGAAGCCCTTCATCGTTCTCATTAAGGCTGATCCGTGGAACTCCGAACTGCACCAGTTTGAGACGAAGGAAGAAGCTGGAGAGTTCATCGCAAGCGTTGCGAAATAAAACCAAAGAAAGAAAAACACAATGAGCAAAATCAAAACGCCAGACGATTGCGGAGATAATAAAGTCATATTCCGATACGATGACCCAGCCTTCTTTGTCGGTTATTATGCTGGGGAAACTTGGAACGGCTGGGACTGCGTCCGAGTTGATAAACCAACATTGGACCAGTTGAGGAAAATCTGCGAGGAGCAAGGAGGAGATGTGGAGGATTACGAAACCGCAGAGGCAGACGAGTTCGGTTTGTATTCTCTTGACGGCCATTGCTCCCAAGTCTGCGGGTTTACTCATAAGGGAATCTTTGTGACTAATCCTTTCCAGTCTGATTGTGGAAGGTTTGAGGCAGACCCAGAAAAAGACTATGGATTCAATCACGAGGAGTTGGTTGAGATATTCGGAGAGAATTACAAAGTGCTGAAAAGCTAGGCGATCAGACCCCGAACACATCCACAAGGTGTGTTTCGGTCTGGCCGATAGGCTGGAATAAAAGAAACCAATAAGAAAGGACACATAAAACAATGAGTGCATTATACGGAACGATTCAAGGAGCGAAGGGTATGGCAACACGATGTGGACATCGTGAATTGGTGACACACTCTGCTTGCTGGAATGGAGCAGTAAAGGTTGCCTTGCAACACGACAAGAAAACCAATTCGACATCATATCGTGTCGAGCTAGTGCCTTGGCACGGAACTGGTGAAAACAAATTGCTGGCAGAGGGAGTAATGGAGAAGCAATTGTGATCTGCTTTTCTATCTACTCACGAAACGGATCTTTCGTCTGCCGTTTTGCGGAACGCAGCCGAGCCGAAATGTGGAGGAAGTTTCACGGCGTCCAAGAATATGTAATCAGAAAGGAGGTATGGCGATGAACTCACCGCAAATCTACTCGCTTGGATTATTGCACGGAGGACTCCTGCTTGGTTTCGTCTGGCTAGTCTGGCCGAAGCGGAAATAGTTTTCCCTCGTCTCTCCTCGTTACTGAGGGGAGGAGAGGTCAAACCCTATCGGGATGGCCTACAAACGGCAGCGCAGCGATGCGCGAAACATAAAAGAAAGAGCATCACACTATGAAAAAGAAAATGTTAAAAAGAAAATATAAAGTTGAGTATAAGCAGACAGAGACATTCGTTGTAGATGTTTATGCGAATAATCAAGAGCAAGCGGAAAAACTAGCGGGCATGAGATTTGACGCTGGAGACTATCAAGAGATTGGGGATTGCGAGGTTGAGCTGAATAATGTTTATGATGTCACCAATACTGACGATCCATTCAACCCATAACGGAAAGTAGTCTCTCCTCGTTTCCCCTCGTCAATGAGGGGAACGGAGGATGGATTTTGGCTCTCGCCAGGACATCCTAATAGACGGCAGCGCAGTCCTTACAGATTGCGCGAATGAAAGAAAGAAAGAGGAATAGAAAATGAAAATGACAGATCAAAATGCGGTGGAGATATTCAAAAAGGGCGGTGCAGTTGCCGCGAGCGATTGGATGCGCGGGAGTGGAAACTTTAGGGCGGCTCGTCCGACTCCTGCGAAGTGCATCAAGATTGAGGTCAAGAGGCTAGCCCCAAATAGTTCCTGCCCTTCGCTTGATCGTTATGTTGATGCGTTCAACTCGGACATGGGCGGGATTTGTAGCGAATCCAGGGGCGCAGTTTACAAATTATTGTGCGAGCGTCCAAAGGTACGCAAGGTAATCGTGGTAAAAGATTGGCAAGCGGTGAGGGAATTGGCGGAGGTTTGCGTATCTTAAAAATCCAAACTATTCGCGCCCAAGTTCCATCCTTGGCGGGTTTGTCTTGCAATGGCTCAAGCTTGTGAGCTATTCAAACGGCAGCCCAACCTATAAGGAGCATACAAAATATGACTGAAGACGAAATTATTAAAGCCTACCTTTCGCGCTTAGGTAAGAAGGGCGGGAGCGTAAAAGGATCTTGCAAGGCACGCAAATTATCGCGGGAGCATTATGCCAAGGTTGGAAAGTCTCAACGGGAGCGTTGGGATAAGTTTCGGCGGGAGCGTCAAACGGAAGCGCAGGCATCCAAACGGTAGCGCAGCCTTTTGCGGGAGCGTTAGCCCTATAAGGGATGTGCAAACGGAAGCCTAATGTATATGTAGCAATAGGTTCCGACTACTTTTGCAAATTAGAAGACGGAAGTTTAGCGTCCGATACGGCAGCAGCAGGCTTTGTTTCCTAGCTCCTCAACCTTAAATTTGACCATTGGAAGGTCTGGGGCATCAGATCGTGCTTTAAGACGCTTTCTAGGGGCATCCTTGAGCGATTGCGTGGCATTGTGGCGTGTTTTTTTGGCTACCTTTGGCATATTACCAGTTCTTGCACGACCAGTATCGTGCTGTCAGCTTGTTGGGAGGGTTGCTGTCACACCCATGCCTAGCTCTGAAGCTGCGCCTGCGGGCTGGATTGCTCTTCTTGATGGTCATTTTTGGATCGCCGTAGCGGATTGTCTTGCTCTCACCACCCTTGCAAGCCCTGACTACGAACTTCTTTGGTCCTCCAGGGGTACGCCTTGGGCTGTTACATGGTAAATCTTGTGTACTCATTGGTCATCTACCTCATCATTGTCAAAGTCATCAGGAATCGAGTTCTGAAGCGATTGTAGTGCCTTCTGGTGGCTCTCAAAGAATCCCGACAGCCTATTAACCTGTTCTGTCAGCCCATTCCACTGTGCCTCGAAGACCTCAAAGGAGCAGTTGGCATTCATATCGTCTACGAGTTGCCCTAATAACCTTAGCACACCGTGTAGTTGGGCATTCTCTCGTTGAAGTAGGCCAATAAACTTATGGGCTGCCTTCAACTGCTCTCTATCTTGGTTCAAACCCACCCTTCTTGGCCTTCATCATGCGCCACACCTTGGGCTGGATGGTGCTTTTAGACTTGGGACGGCTAGTGCCAGCCTTGCGTCTGGCGTTAATGTTGGCGTATAAACCTGGTTTGCTGTTGTTCATTTTGCGATTGTACCACATCCCCCACCTGATAACCAACTTCGTTCTTGGCAGGTGTGAGGATGCCTGAGCCAACCTAGCCAACCCAACCCAGCCCCAACCCAGCCCAGCTTTCGTTCTTTGTTCTGATTACCCGAACACGCTACGGAAAAACGTAGTGGTAGTAGGGACAGGACGGACCAAGGAGTCCTGTTCCTACTTTTCCTTCGCGTAATATATGTATTATATTATAAGGGTCTGACTGCTCTATAAATGATAGTAACTTGAAAGTAGATTAGAAAGTAGTCTGATTGGCAGTATACAAGCCATTGTCAGACAGTATCTTTTTAGCTTTGTGAAGGCGTTTAAGATAGCGATAAAAGGTAGATTCTGATACTTCCAGTTTTTCGATGATATGGCGGCATAAATCACCAGCCTGCCACTCCTTTGAACCCATCTCGGTTAGGAACTTTTTATCGTCAACCGCCTTGTGTGCTCCTGGCTTCTTTAGCTTATCTGGATTAAGGCTAAAGTTCTGACGGAATAGCGGGTAAGACCATTGGACTACGAAGGCATCCATGGGGCTGAAGTTCCTCAGCGTCACCTCGCAGGTGAAGGTGCGCTCATCCTCTTCGTGAGGCGTGAGTACCACCAAGCTGTCTGGATTGCGCGCAAATACACCTGATCCACTAAACCTATCAATCGACTCTGAGCCACTCTTGTTACCCTTGCTGAAGTGGTGTGATAGGATGATTGACAGATTGTGGCGTGTGGCTAGGTATTCAAACTCATTCATCAGGCTTGACATATCCCCCGCGCTGTTCTCATCCCTCTCACCCATCAGCATATAGTTTGGATCGAGGATGATGGCTTGGTAGCCCTTGCCCTCAATCTGCTTCTCAATCATAGGACGGATGAGAGTCAAGTCAGCAGCGTGGCCTCGGAGCGTCCATGTATCAAAGTCATCGGCCTTGTCTTCCAATCCTTTTGCCTTGACAACATCAGCCAACCGATTGCGAAAACTCCATTCTTGGATCTCGAAATTGATAAACAACACCCGCGACATCTTGCACTGCTGACCCCACCAAGGCACTCCAGCGTGTAGCGATAAGGCTAGGTCAATTAAGCTCCAACTCTTAAACGCCTTGCTACCTCCACCCAACAACATCTTGCCCCCTCTATGCAGCATTCCCTCAATTAGCGTCTCTGGTGCGGGTAAGTCTTCCTTAATAAGTTGTGCATAAGATTTAATCGGTGGCCACTCATCGGTCTTGGGTTTGATGCCAAGTGCTACGGCTGGTTCTATCATTTTCCTCCTTTGCAAAACCAAAGTAGGCTTTGCATCTTGTCATTTCTTTTTGCCCCAGGAATCCTAACGGGTTGACTGGGTTTGAATGTTGCAGGATCGCATCCTAACGGAATAAGAAAAGCTTTTAACTGTTCCACCCATTCATTCTTAGGTGGCATCTCAAACCAACCATGCAAGCTCTTTCCTCCAGTATCAACAACAGCGTGTAGTTTCATGCTGAATAAATCGCGCATCAATTGGAACACCGCGCCCATCTCTGGCTTGCTTAATACATCCGACTCGACAACCAAGAACACCCTATGCTCAACGGTGTCATTGGATCGGCTAACCGTATCCAGTTTGTAGGCCGCGCCAGTTGTGTACTGCCCGATTGGTTCGTCTAACTTCTTCCAATCCCAAGCTGACCTAAAGTTCTGCGGGTGTCTTCCGCTGTCCTTGACATCACCAATCCAAATATTGTCAGCGACATTAAACATTGACAAGAACAAATGATAGTCTTGTGCTGGATCGCCTAGCTTAACTGGACTCTCCTCGTACATATCGGCTGGGTCCCAGTTGTAGTGGGTCAAGTAGCGTTGCTTGTTTGACTCAGCAATCGTCTTGATCCTATCCAACACCTCGGCGTGCGGATCTTTCTTGATGATTAACTTGGGCGTGGCTGTACCACCCGACATAATGTTGACTGGCTTGTAGAGAACATCGCCACCTATAGCTCGGCGCAGCTTGCGGTTAGCCTCATCACGATACGGCGTGCAGGAAGTATGCCAGCAGAATATAGTCGGCGCGCCATCTACGAACACCGTTGTATCTCTGATGCGAGTGTGGCTGGTATGTGCAGCCTCGCCTGGGCATTTGCACAGCCCGTGGTTTTCGGACTGCCAATCCACTTGGCCTACGATCTCTTCAGCTTGCCGTTGCGCGGTTGTCATTTCCAGAACCTGTAATTCAAGGCACAGTCAAATGCCAAATCAATTGCTGGAGGATAAGAATTATATTTCTTATGATCTGTTTGATTGTTCTTGTTCTCGTCACAGCAATCCAATCTAGCGGAACGGCCATTAAATTGGAAACCCCAGCATCCACAATCCACGCATTGACAGAACAAATATCCATAATCACTTCCATCGGGTCTATGCAGGCCATACCTCTCCCACACTATTGATCCATCACCACTACACAAATCATCTTTATAGGCTTTTAATGATCCCAATATAGTAATTGCCTTGTGTTCACTAAATGCATCAACTTTGCTTCGATCAAATTTTGATATGATAATATCATCCGAAGATGGCTTGATTTCTATGTATAAATCTTTGTCAAATTTAGTTTGTTTTTGTATAAAGAAATCTGGCAAGTATCTTATTGTTTCATCTCCAATCTTTATTTCATAACCCTCTGGCTCGTATTCAAATTCAATACCAAGACAACCCAGAAATATGCCCCACCTAGCCTCGTTCCTTGACCTGTACTTAACCCCATTGAATGCGGTTTCTATTGCTGTTATTGTATTCATTAAAATTCAAACTGGCTCTGATTCAAGAGGCGAACACACACTGAGGAACTGCCCGATGCAAGATCTCCCTGCATACCACAACGCCAGTTAGTTAAACTACATTCTGTAACTTCCTTTTTGTTTTTCTCCATCAAGAATAAAGCAAGCGATATGCCTTCCAGTGCCAGGACCAACAGATCCGTCCTCGGTTGCAATCCATTTAACATCCCTCAAATTCCTAACCTTCGCGCCAGCTTCAAGCAACATTAAAACCCACTTATCAATTGGATATACCATAACAACTTTCTTCCCCTTCTTACTTTCCTCGATACATTTCCTAGCCCAAGCAGTAGCACCCTTCTTCTTTCCTTTGTGAAGGACAACTCCAAATGGAGGATTCACATAATTTGATTCACCCCACTCAGCGTCAAGGCCATCAAAGTTATCTGGCTTTGGATATGGGCAAGGATCAAATGTAAATGCAAACTCATCGTTGAGTTGCCTATAGAGTTCTGGAGGAGTAAGCCAGTAATGCTTCCCATCCTTGCTGTTGCCTTTCTCGAAACTCATTTCAACCCCCGCCTCTCCTGCTCTGCCTTGATAGCAGCGTCAATCTTTTTGCATTCGGACATAGTGAAGAACTCATCCTTACACTCAGGGCATTGTGTTCTGGTTATGTTGGGTGCAGTGAAAGGCTCGCCGTCAAGTTTGCAAACCGAATCCATCTTGAGATCGCCAGTAAACTCAATCGTGTTTGACTTGCGACAAGTAGGGCATAGCTCAACTGGCTTCTTCAATGCCTCCAATACCTTGTCAACTCTATCCGCCGATTGCCAAGGCAAGACAGTATGTTTGCACTTGTAACACCTGCGTAGGTCTAGGTCTTTAATGGTCGTGCCGCCTATGTGATAGTCCTCAACTATATCAAGATATTTCCCCTTCCAACACTCAGCACACAAGCCTTCTGGGGGCATCATCCCGTGATCTAGCGCAAACTCCTCGCCACACTTCATCATTAACTCTGACATATCTACTGGCTCTTCCAACCACCAATCATCCTTCGTAACGCAGATGGTGTAAGTTTCCTCGCCGTAATAAAACTTATGCTTTGTTCCTTCAGTGTCTTTCATTTGTTTCTTATAACTCAATCGCCTTTTGCGATGCAAGAACAATATCCTGCGCTGTAATATTGCGCAGAGCATTGCACCAGTATTGCGTCTTCGGTGTCTTGTTTGTCGCATCCTTACACTTCGCCTGTGGCAAACCAGCGTGAGGACGGCAAGGTGCGTGTGGGCAAGTATCGGGCTTGAACACCGATACGTTCTTTGGATAGTAAGTCATACGATCCGCTGGATCATACGAACCCCACAACGACACACACGGCGTATCCAACCCAGCAGCCATGTGATTGACTGAGCTATCTGGCGCGACAACGAAGTCAGCCCCACTAATAATCGGGAACAGCGAGCGCACAGCCTTGGTGCAGTTGAATAGGTCAATCACCCTGGGATGATCCACCTTAAAGTTGTGCGAGTTATCCAGCCCGATGATAACAGCGTGATGCTTGGGGTAAGCCTCCAGCAACGCCAGCACCGCCTCCTGCCCCATCGTTGGCGGATAGGTGCGGGTAGGACCGCTGGACGAAACATGGTAGGCGAAGTATGGGTCTGGCAATGGCAACTTACCCATCGCCTTTAGTTCTTCATGGTCTGGCTCGATGAGATGTAGAACTGGCTTGCAATACTTAGCCATCTTTTTCTCATCCCATACACCCATCCACTCGTAGATCCGCTGGTAGCAGTTTCCTCCGCCAGTGCCTAGCTTGGTATTGCCAACCTGACCGCTGAACAAATCATCGGTGCATAGATGAGCATCATAACTATCAAACGCCTCCAGCGAGCAAGGCAACGGCCACAGCTTCGCACCCAGCCCAGCGTAGAGAGGTAGGTTTCGTGCGGGTGCATAAACATCTACCACGCCACCCGACTCCTGCACCAAGTAGTTAACGAAAGCAGTAGCAATGATCGCATCACCGATTGCCCCAGCGCGATAGACGGCTGTTGCACCGCCCATCGCACGTCCCTTGTAGTAAGGCTTAATCTTGTGCGGGCAAGGAATTGCGTCATCCCAGGGTGGTCCAGTTAGTTCATCGGGCAAGACGTACGTGTTGCGCGGGTGAAGCATATTGTCATCGACTTTGTGAATTGCGTTGGTGTTATTTGTCCATAGTTTCATTTGGTGTTCCTTTCTATTGTTTGGGTTTACTGCGTCAATCCTTTTTCATCTTCCTCCAATATTTCTTTTGCTATCAAAGCCACCGCATCGACCATCGCAATGATCCTAATAATATCTATTGCGTGTCCATGAGAAGCGCGATCCCTCTCTACTGCAAGCTTGTCGCGTGCTGTGAGAAGGATGTCGCGCCCCCACTTGAGCCTAGCCTTAGACTCGACCAGCATTACGAGCCTGACCGCATCCGAAACTTGCGTGGCTTACTCTTGCCTGCTGCGGATAGGGCAATGGCAATCATCTGCTCGCGTGATCGCGGCCTACCGCCTGCTCCACGCTCGCTACCCTTCTTGCGGTTATCTGCTGCTAGTTCACTCATGTTCTTACTTACGTTCTTACCTAATGGCATTGTTTGTTCTCCTTTTGCTTCACAAAGCTACCAGCTAGGAGGTCTAACACCCAGCCGTGTCCGTGAAATTTGTCGTAAAGCATTTGATTCATAATCCACGCTAGGGGTGACACGTTTGATTCAAGCAACCGCCCAGGCTGGCAGGCGTTCTTGTCCAGCATCTCGGCCAGCGCATTCACCTCCAGCCGCGCGTATTTGTAAATTGATTTCACGCTGTCTCCTCACCAACCACATCATCCCATGTGGCTTCTTCTCCATTCCAAACCTGCGATTGCGTTCTCAACCACTTAGGCTTTTCGGATTGAGTGGTAAAGCTTGATTCGCGCCAAAGGACATTGTTACCTGGAACAGCCGTGATCCGTCCATTGTTAAGTGCGATAAAATGGTGTGACTTGGTTTGGCTTGGAGACATAGAGAACCCATCTCCGTAAGGCTCGGCTGTGAATAGGTAGCGACCAACTTCCCAAGTCTTTCTGTTGGCAATCCAAACCTTGCAAGACAAACCCATCAGATAGTCGTACCCAATCGTTGTGAAGTTCCAGCCAAAACAATCCCAGCGTTGGGCATCGTTAATGTCCCAATCCATAATTGCAATCTCGCCGTGAGCCAGAGCGTGCAATGGTAAGCCTCGGTACAGTGCGCCACACTTTAGCATCACAGTGCAACCCCAAGCTCGGCCAGGAATTGCTGTTAGCCCAAACCACACAACGTCCTCTATGCCTTGTTTCTGCCCATCAGACACAAACTCCATATCGCACTTGACGTACAAATGGCGCGGGAGATTAGCGGCGTGAGTCATTTATCACCCCATAACAATATCAATAGCCCAATCCCAATAGCCATTACTCCGACTAAACGGATTTGATCGTCAACGCTCATCGCCAAGCTGGTCCAGTCAACCAAGCCACCAACACCCAGCGCGTTCCCCATATAGGCGCACGCGCACGATGCTCGATGTATGACGGGAACCAGCAACCCGCACCTTGCTCTTGGATAAACCTAGCGTTCTCAATGTCGGCCTTAACTTGCAAGCCACCACCAAGATATTCGGACGGCTCAGACAGATTGATTACGGCTGTCATTTTGCGAACTGGTGCTTCAGATGTGTATGTATCGAAATGCCACCAGAACTGCTGGAGTGGATTGTACTTTAGGATCTGCAATTGCTGCACGCCAGTAATGTCAAAGCGGTAATGTTCGGCGTTTACGGCCATAGTCAATTCATTTACGATTGAGTAAAGCCACTTGTAGTGCGGAGCCATCGGAACCCAGCAAGACGAACAGCTACGCGCAAACGATCTCCTAGTCGTGCCATCCTTCTTCATCACGGTTGCACGCTTCATCCCGATCACCTCTGCATCTTGGCGTAGCATCATGCACTGCGTGGGTGTCAACACATAGCGGTCTACGGCTGCGGTCAAAACCTTCTGCTTAAACTCGCTCATTTAACTTCCTCGCAAAGCTCCAGCAATGCTTTGTTCAGAGCGTAGCTAAAGCAGGCAACCTTATCCTTAGCAACGTGCTTGCGACCAGCTTGAGCCATTGCCTCAAAAAGCTCATCATCAACTTCGACTATAATCTTTGCTGCCTTATACTCCTGAACCTTAACCAACTTAATGTCCCTAGCTTTCTTCCTCATAGATCCAGTTCCTTTCTTATAAAATCAATCAGCTTTAAGATGATGTACCCAGCGCAGTAGATTATCGAAAGAATCAGCCAACTGTAAAGAATAAACCAACTGATTACCCACACGATGTCTTTAAGCTCCAGTAGGCAAAGCATAGTCATTCTCCTGTAGTTTGCGCAGTAACGTCCGATTATCAATCCTTACTCCGCTGGCTCTGCACCACCAGCTAACCGTCCCATTCTTAAAGTCTCGCAGTAGCTTCTGCACCTCATGGGAACTTTTATACTCCAGCGCATCGTTGAGTGGCACGCCCTGGTGACCCTTGACAATCTTCATGCCTTTAACCATCCCTCGCTTGCGAAGCAGGCGCAGATCACGGATGGCTTGCAGCGCAACCTCCCCAGCCAACTGCTGTAATCTGTCATCGTAGTCACCTCGGCACAACTGCGTGGACCTCACCTACCAAGCTCCACCAGCTTCGCTTCGTCTTCTTTGATCTGGCCAGCTAACTTAACTAGATCATTCGACTGCCCAGCGTAATGAATAATCATTGCGTCCTTGTAGCGGTCTAAGCCAAAATGCGACTCCACACTCGTCATACAGTTAAAGGATGGGTCAAGATCGGTTAGGGGAATTTCCCACAGGTGCGCCATCACGTTGAGCCAGGTCTGCTCGGCGAAGTGATTGGGGTGCAGACCG